GTTGTCCTTTTTATCTATTTTTTTTATCCGTTCATATAATTCCAGGTTAACATGTTCCTTGCTTTCAATATCTTCAATGGCGGATTTTACTTCTTCCAGTACAGATTCTTGCCCGGCCTCAAATATGGCCTTGACTACCGGTTCCGGGAGTTCCTGAATAGCTGGACTTGCAGTAGCAAGCCATTGGTTAAAGGTTTTCATTGTCCAATCCCTCAACAAGTTCAAGCTGTTTATTGTTTGCATTTTTCAACGATTGCAAATTCCGTTCCGATTGAATATAATAAGCATGTTTTAATTCAATGCCTATCCCCTTACGTCCATTTTTAACCGCTCCATAAACTTCGCTTCCAACGCCCATATACGGAGTCAATACCTTTTCACCGGGGTTGCTCCTCATTATTACACAACGTTCAATCACATCAAGCTGTAACGGATGAACGTGTTTTTCATCATTTTCATCAAGTTTACCGCTTGCCCCTAATTTAAAAGGCAGTACGTTATCAATACGAATGTCATCCCAATTTGAACTTGCATATTGCCGCCAAATCCAATGAGAATAAACATTCTCTTTTTGATCGCCAACATAACCGCGATAGGGCAGTAAGTTTGCTGGGATTTTTCTTTCACCGGCGTAATCAAGCAACCCAACCGGATGCGCAACCGGAATCTTGTTTTTGCCATCTTTTACAAATATAAGCAAAAAATCTGCATTTGCAACACCGCAATCCATTGAATCGTCAATAACGGTTTTGTGCGCTAAATCTTTTGCCATTGTTCTGTTGCGGACGCCAAGTGGCTCTTTCCAAATGCAATGCCGCGCCTTAAAATTAAACCCGTTTTTTTGATGTAACCGAATAATGTCGCCGCCAAAATCTCTTAAAAAATCCCCCCCACTATTCCCAAGTGGTAAATCGCAGCAATGAACAGCCGTTGCTCTACCTGGCATTGTTATTCGGAAAAGTTCTTTTACTGTAAATTCATACTGTGCAAAAAATTCATCATAGTTTTTACAGTTTGATAAATCTCTTTCAGAACTCGAATAATGATACAATCCATTGAACGGCGGGGAATAAACTGATAAGTGAATACTTTCTGATTTTATTTCCGGCAATACTTCCATGTTATCAGATTCGTATATTGCGTAATCTTCTGTAATTTTCTGATTTATAACCATTGCGGAATCTCCGTTTTTTGAGTAAATTCTTTTTGATTGCTAATTCTAATTGAATCATTCATGTACTTAACAATTTCCGTAAATATCTGGTCTGCTTGTTTTGCTTTCCTTTGTAGATTTTTAAGTACTGACATTCCGCCTGTTGTCGAAACAATGTCAACCTGGACCGGGTTCTTTTGTCCGTATCTCCAAAATCTACGAATACTTTGATAATACTGTTCAAATGAATGTGTAGGAAAGAATACGGTATGAGCGCAATGTTGCCAATTCAAACCGAAACAAGAGATTTTTGGCTTTGTTATCAAAACCCTAATTTCACCTTTTGCAAACGCCTGTAATATTTCCTCTTTCTTTTCATCTGAAAATCGGCCATGAACCTGTACGGCGTCCGGTATAATCTTTTCCAAATAGTCTCCCTCTGGATTAAGGTTACACCATATAACCGCGACCTGATTGTCATTAACTAATTGTGCTGCTTTATCACATCGTTGCTGTAAGGTTTGTCGCGCTTCTTGTAATTGTTCGCTACGTCCAATAGCTTCCCGAACGAATAATTCACCGGGGAACAATCTGGAATTTTCAATTACATGTTGCGTTTCGGTTAACTTTGGAAGAATAAATCCTTCATCTGAAAATCCTAAATCACTCGGCATTCGCATTGCTCTTGCCCATGAACTAACCCACTTCCAATAAGGAATTACCGCGTGTTTTTTAAAACGCATCTTTCCAGATTCTTGCAACATTGCAAAGTTTAAGCCTTTTCTGTGAAATTTCATTGGTTTTATGACATGCTGGTCGTTAATAAAATATTTATTCAGCATATCCATATAACCCATTTCTCCTAAAGCCTCGGATGAATTACCAAGTTCCGGGTAATCATTCGGCGCGGCGGTTGCCGTAAACAAAGCCCGATATGGGAGTTTTTTCATAAATTCAATTATGTTTTGTTTTGTAACTCCATCAAAATTTTTAAGTATCCCGCTTTCATCGCAAATAAATCCTACATAATCAGCCGGGTTAAATAAGTGCAACTTTTCATAATTTGTTATTGTAATTTTACCAGCCGGTTTTCCGTTGTTTGAGCGTTTTATTTCGATACCAAACTTTTCACCCTCTTTAACGGTTTGGTGTGATACTGCCAAAGGCGCACCGATTAATACATTTCCGTTGGTGTGTTCAACAACGTTTTGTGCCCAAACCAGCTCCATAATTGTCTTGCCGGTTCCGGTGTCGCTAAAGGTTGCGGAGCGTCCCTTGTTGATATTCCAGTCAATTAAATATTTCTGAAAATCAAAAAGAATGTCCGGCAAAAATGTAGGCTTAAACCCATACATGCCGGAAAGCTGCATTTTCTGTTCCAGAAATTCAGGATATGTCATTGAGTTCATACGTTATCCGCCCAATCATTTGGCTCAGGCGTGGTTATTTTGCCGGTCTTTTTGTTTTTTGGCATAGTGCTTTCATCTACAGCTTGAATGTCAATCCCCGGCAATAAAGGTTCTGATTCTGTCTGTGGCTTAACCGCTTCAAAGTCATCACAAGTTTGTATCGCTTCTTTATACCGTTTGTGTTTTAAACAGTTACAAAGATACTGATTCCCATGATGTTTGGGGTTTTGTATTTTATCCCCTCTGTTCCAAAAAGCGCAAGCAACACAGTATTTGTTTGCTATTTGGAAATTCAATGTTTCGTGCATTTTGTTCTCCTCTTTAAAACGCCCCGCCGCGATGGCAGACGGGACTTGACGTTAGTTACTTTTTTTAAATTTGTTATCTGTGCGCCAAAGCCAAACTATCCCGGCGGCACACCCTATCCCGCCGATAAGCGCGCCAAGTACAAAAGCGATTGAAATTGTAATAATCCAAAACGTTAACATGCTTTCTCCTCTTTTTTAAAGTGAACCGTTTGCTTACTTTTCATCAATCTCTTTAAGAGTAATTTGACGTTGTTTGAGCATAGATAGTGCTTGCAAATAGGCGGCTAAAGAGATTTCATCAAAAGTAGCCCCTTGTTGAGTTTGGGTAAAACCTATTAATGCCTTACCGGCAAATTCATCAAGCAGGGTTACTCTATCATACTTCTCGTTTGATGGAGTCTCTGTTACAATTGGGTTAAATTCATGTTGCATGTTATTCTCCTCTGTTATTAATTAATCAATATAAGTATTAAGCGTTTTTAAATTGGCATTGCAGTATCTTAGCGATTCACATATATTTCTATGTTTGCACTTTTGACAATCGTCATCATTATAATTTATTTGCCAAGTGCAATCCTGCGATTTTTGCGGTGATAGTTCTTGCAGAGCCTTGTTAATTGCTTTTATGTTTTCGTAAATTAACCGCATCTGGTTTTTTGTTTTGTTCATTTTTTTATTTCTAAAGTTCTATTAATAATATCGGTTATTTGTTTTGTAAGTTCATTCTTTACGGCTATTCTATAATCATTGCCCCAGCCTTCAAGAGCTTTAAAAACTAAATGAGAAATGTGTTCTTTTATTGTGTTATCAATAAAATTTTTCTCTGTTTTTATTTTTTCGGTTATTTTTGTTCTTAAAACTTCATCTATTATTTGGTTAATCTCTCCCCGCGCAATGGACAAAACTTGTCCCTTAATCAAGTCTTTAATGTAAGACCTTAATTCAGCATCCTCTTTTAAATCAATTTTTAAATTCAAGTTATTCTCCTCTCACAATTTTAAAATCAAGCGAATCAATTTTCCCGTCTTGGTAGAAATCAAACGCAGGATTGTATTCTTTTAAACTGTAATATTCCATAACGGCTAAATCCTTACTATCAAATCCGGGTCCGCCTGTTACATCTCCCCAAATTCCGGGAGCTTTGGCAAATACGGCCTTAATACTGTCGGCGGTCGGCCCGGATAAATTACCGGACAAATCCTTTGCTTGCATATAAATATTTACTAACTGGTAATCCTGACTACCAAAATTTAATAAAGTATTATTTAAAATGCAAGAGGAATCTGGATATGCAACCTCTTTTATCAAATAACCTGGCAGATTTATTCCGGGAACGTTGTATATCAGGAAGATTCCCATTGTACTGTCCTTTGCGGCGTGCCAGTTTAATGTATACGCCGTCCGCGTTGGAATCTGATTGAACTCCGGTTGCGGTTCTGGCAGGTACAGGGTATCCGTTACAGTCGTATAACCCGTGTCAAGTCTGTAAAGCGTATCGGTCTTGATAACAATAACCGGTACATCTATAAACAGCGTGTCAATATGTTGTATGTACAAAGTGTC